CGTAAACTAAAAAAGTGGATACCAGCAAAAGAATGTCGTAGATCACGGAATAGTAGCCAGCCTTGTGAAACCAGCGAGAGAAAAAGGAAGAAGTCATGGGCTTTGATTGGTGATAGAGACAAAATCCACCTGTCAAGACAAACGTCGTCAACGCAAACATGCCTATTTTTGCTAGTTGAGTGGTGACACGAAGTTGGTGGATGACAAACATACCGATTTGAAAGTAAATGAAGACAAGGAGGAAATCCAAGGGTACATTGACGGAAAAGTTTTTATAATAATATTCATGGATTAGTTTAGGTTGACCCGTGATCAAGTCAGGTAGTTTTAAAAGATAAGTGACAATGAAAAGCGTGGTGCTAAACGCAAGAACAAAAGACAAAAAAGAAGACAAGTAACTCATGATTCTTTGTAAAAGGGGGAGATAAAAAAGACAAAAGATAAAAATTGAATATCCATATATGATTCATCCATTTTATCAACAATATACATTATATAGAGAAGGATGATGCGTTTCTTTGTGATCGTCTTTCTCTTTCACCACATCTTCTGTGTAGACTATTGTCATGCCCTGAACTCACCTCATTACACCCGCCAGTTGGCTCGTGATAATTACAAACTGGTCCCTTATTTTGCCCAGAGCTATGTAAGAAAACATCAGTTACGGAAAAATGAGAAAGAAGAACTTATTCAAGAAGGGTACTGTGGCTTCATGAAAGCCTGTGCCAAATACAACGCATCTCTTGGATTTAAACTATCCACCTATAGTGGATGGTGGGTGCGAAAGTACATGAATGATTACATTAAAACGCTATATAAAAGCAAGGAAATGATATCATACGACGAAGATCTCTATCAGTTTATTGCTTCCGAGGAAGAATTTAAATCGATATTAGGGGGTTATAGCTTGCATAAGTGGGAAAAGAATTTGCTTTATCAAAAGTATCGGTATGGAAAAACGTTTCAGCAAATCGCAAAAGAGCGGGGCACCTCGCGTGACACGTTGCGACAGGTCTATGTTCGTATTTACGCAAAGATACGACATCAATACAATGACATTCACTCAAAACGGGTGCGGAAGTGAGCGGTTGTTATAGATTCGGAGTGCACTGTGTGAACAACAGCGTCTTGATATCCATGGCCGCATGGGGTTTGTAATTGTAAATAATATTTTGGAAAAACAGGTACTCGTATAGAAACAAGCCAATGAGCACCACACTGTCTTGTTTTAAGATACATAGATTGATTTTATAGAGACCCTGCTTCTGCCAATATAGGATGAGGTTCATGCCCAACACCAATGAAAATAGGGACCCATTGAGCACATAAGTGAAACGAAGGGGGACTTGGTTGTTGTAAATGCGATGCTCTTCTTCCATATACGTGTAAAGCGGTTCTAAATCCAGTTGCATGTTTACACACATTAAATTACTTATCATGGTGAGGTCCTTGAAATGACCACGAAATGCCTTTTCTTCTTGATAGACAATGTAAAACCAGAAGAAGAAACTCTCAAAGACGGAAAAAAGAAAAATGTGCACAAGTATGTGATACAATTGGATACATTTTTGTTGATATTTTGTGACGATTTTTCCATTTTCAAATGGGCGATCGCTTTCGTGTTCATTGCGGGAACGGGGGGAAGAGGTCAATTCAACTTCGTGAAGATGGAGATCAATGTTTCGTTCGGGCATTGGACGTATAATAAATCTTTATTTGTATTTATTCGAATAAATTAATAATATATAATATAATATGTCAAAAAGAAGTGAGCGAATCGGATTATTTTTTATGAAACATATAAAGGAAAATTTTAAAGAACATGAAAATATAAATATATTGGAGATAGGTGGCAGGACTGAATATTACTACAAGGAAATAATAACCAATTACTTCCATAGTTCTACATATATGAACATGGATATAGAGAATATTGGTGAAAATGTCATCATAGGAGACATCACTAATTGTCAACATATAGGTGACAATACTTATGATTTAATAATAAGTTCAGATGTATTTGAACATATTGATGAACCATGGAACGCGGCTGAACAAATAACCCGTATTTTGAAACCAAATGGAATAACGTTGCATTCTACCCTTTTTTCATGGAGATTTCATCCATGTCCAAATGATTACTTCCGCTTCACTCATGAAGGTATGAAGGTTTTATTTAAAAGATTAAATCATATTGAATCGTATCTTGATGATACAGAACGGAGAAGAAATATTATTAAACACTGTAAATCTAATATCCCAAACACAGTGGATGAACTTGGTGGATGGAGAGAAAATTGGAGAGTTAATTATGCGGGAAAATTAAACAACCGTTTCGTTTAAATCAATAATTTTCTTCTTTTTCTTTAATTCATGTAGAATAACTACTTCGCTTTTGTGATCATGGTACATTCTCCAATCTTTAAAAAAATGGTGACCTGAACCACCATACCCAATGACGTATATATTTAACAAATTATTGATTCTTTCTTTTACTTGTAAACAAAAAAGTATGGCGAAAAACCCTCTGGTTAGATCACAATTCAATTTATATAAATTTTCCATATATTCCATATTTGGAAGAGTTACCCTTCCTTTTTTATTATCCGCAAACATGCTGTACCGATCAGGGTTGTTCACCTCAAGAGGAATTATACATTCCGCATCATTGATCCAACCATTGAATTCGGTGATGGTAGGTGGAATGCAACAAAACTGTATATTCGTTTTTGTACCAACCAGATCATGTGGATTATTTGCGTAATAGTCATTGAATCTAATTATCACATCAAATATTGGCAATATGTCAGATATATTGTTGTAAATAGGTCCATTTCCAACTAATAATATATTCTTTGATTTGTATAGCTTTTCTGACAACAAACTGGACACTTTTGATATATCAAAAGCTTCGTTGTAAATAATATTATGAAACAATTTGATTTTTCTTTTCAGCCCATCAGAAACAATAATATCACTTGAGATGAACGAGTCTATATAATCTTGATCATGAAATATTTCCACACATGGGGTTAAATTTGTATATTCATTGGCAATAGTTGGAGACACCGTTTTCACAATATATTTCGGAATAGAACCGCTAAACGAACTCAGTTTAAACGATACCTTTTGGCGTGTTCTCAGTCGTCTTTCTCCCATACGTTTCATCATGAGTTCGTGTTGTTTTTTTATCCGTTCGCGTTGTTCTATTGCCCTTTGTTTTCGCCATTGTTCCTTCTTTATTCTCCATATTCTTTCCTTTTCTTTCCTCACAATTGCTTTTCCAATATTGTCTTCCTCTGTCATAAGTTGCCTTTCGTGATTGGCCCTTGCTCTCTCTACTTCCATGGCTTCTTTCTTTTGTGCCATCAGCCTCTTATGTGCATCGTATTTTGCCTTCCTTATGATTTCCTTTTCTTGTCTTATTTTGTCTTTTGTCTCTTTGTCTTCTTTTTCCATACGAGCCCGTTCTTTTTCCACCCGTTCTTTTTCCCTCTTTTCTTCTTCTAGCCTCCATTCTTCGTATTTGAGTTGAGTCAATGTTTCGTTGGTGTGCGATTCCTTGGCTTCCAATAGTGCGTCGGTTTCTTGTTTCCATGCTTTCCATTCATCCACATTTAACTCCTTTTGAGTCAACTCCTTTTGTTTCGTTTTATTGTATATTGCTTGCTTCTTTTTTATTTCATTCATTTGCTTCAACAATAAAAAACGTTTTTTGGAATTATGACCACGAAACAACATTACAATATCTATATATTTATTAATCAAGGAGCAAACGATTTAGTCCACTTTGTGTTTTACATAGTTCATCTCAAGAAGCATGTGACTGGTAAGCACCCGCATGGCCCAGCTCACACTTGACAGGAGCAGTTGCTGTGATGTTTTGTGTGCGTTGTATTGTACCCAAATAAGTGCCTTGCAATATGGAATCTCGTTATAGAAAGGGATCAACAATAATTCGGACATTGTTTTTGGTTGACAGTACTGGTGAAAGAGTTCCGTGCTGATACCATGGGCAAGACACCAAAACGCATAGATCATCAAGAACACAACCGTTTCTTTGATGCATGTTTTGATATAGGCGTTCATGATTTACGAAAGGCCTTTCTTAAAATGGGGACTGGTTGTTTTATAAAGGAATAAATCGTTTTCAATTTTTTTGTTTAAAAACCTTTCTCAAAACTATATATATGGCGAGTGTTCGGGCACTCCAACTTATTTCGGACCAAATCAAACAGGCACAAGAAAATGACAAAAAAGGTCCAAGTATGGAAAATATTCCAAAGTCATCGCTACAGACTTTCAAGAAAGTTCGCAATGATCTCTCTAAGATTTATTCGGCAAAATGTATGGATGAATACTACATACATTATGAAGAATGCGAAGCAATACGACATTTGTTATTTGATTATAGATTCGATTAACCTCTCTTTGTGTTGTTGCTCATTATCAACGGCATTAAGACAAAGACATAGACAAGATAAAGGATAACCGCAAGGATGATAAAGGCTATGATGAGTTGGAATACCCGCATGAAAGAGCAGTAAAAATCATCGTCGTCGTTGTCGCAATTGGTCACGTGGTGGAATCCAAACAGCGATAAGAAAGAGAACGGTGAACTAGGCAATGACGAGGTGGCGGTGCGGGGCTTGCGACGTGGCATTTTATACATTGGTATAATATTATTATAAATTGAGTTAAAGATATAATTGCACTTTTTTATATAAAGATGCAAATCTTCGTAAAAACGCTTACCGGGAAGACGATTACACTGGATGTCGAACCAGAAGACACCATTGAGAACGTGAAACAAAAGATACAAGACAAAGAAGGCATTCCGCCCGACCAACAGCGTCTCATTTTCGCCGGAAAACAACTGGAAGATGGGCGCACCCTTTCGGATTACAACATCCAGAAAGAATCTACGTTGCACCTTGTGCTTCGTTTGCGTTAAGTATGACACGATATCACATGTTGATAATTTCCATAAATGAAATACACGAAATGAATGTATTTCATTTATTTATGATTTGAATGATAAGATAAATCAACACACAAGAATTGATGTGTTATATTTAGTTGGAGTAGGCGAGGCCACCCATGCCCGACATGATGCGGAGCACGTTGTAGTTGCGCGCGTACACACGGACCTTGGCGGTGTTGGTGGATTCCACGGTGGCGTTCGAGAGCACGAGTTGGAGGGTCGCGTTATCAATGCGGGACATGTTGCAGGTGCCCGACGGTTGGTGCTCTTCCGGGCGGAGGGCGAACGAGTAGACGTTGATGCCGGTGTCCGGGGCGCGGGTGTGGTGTTGCCAAGGTTGAACTTGGTCAAAGTAGGTGCCCTCACGCTCCGAGAAGCGGTCTTGGCCGTTGAGTTGAAGCTTGGCGGTGACGACCGGGTTCTCGCCCCAGCAGTGCATGTCAAGCGAGGTCTCGGCGAGCACGAAGGTGCCAGCATCCGACACAGCCGATTGGCTGGTGACAGCCACATCCGCGTCAGAATCTTGAAACATATCGCCGCTGATGAAAGCATTGGTACCACTCACCGCGTCAGCAGATCCGAACGCCTTGATGGAGTTCGGGAGGGCGTCAAGAGCATCGGTGTAGTTGAACGGTTGGGCGCCAAGAGCACCGTAGAGAGCACCAGTGGATTCTAACGAGTTGCAGTAGTCCACGTGGCAGTCAGGTTGCACCACCCACACGAGTTCCTTGACCGGGTGGTTGAAGTTGAGGCGGATCTTGTTGGCCGACGAACCAACGGATTCCGCACCCGTGTATTGGAGTTGCTCAATGAGGTATTCGTGCGGGTTTTGGGCCATGCGGCGGCGTTCATCGGTGTCAAGGTAAATGTAGTCCACGTAGAGCGAAGCCGACACGAGGGAGTTCGAGTAAGCCCCCGCCGCCTTCGTGCCACCGGTAAGCGCATCAACCGCCCAGAGGCACTCGTCAATGGCACGGAGATCAAGGTTGATCTTGACTTCGTGGTATTGGAGAGCAATGAGAGGGAGAGCAAGGCCCGGGTTGGTGCAGAACCAGAATTGAAGCGGCACGTAAAGAGTGGTTTCCGGGAGCGCGTTGCGAGGAGCGCACACTTGGCGAGGAGCGTCCGAGTCACAAGGACCATCCACATCCGCGAACGAAGGATCGGTGATGAAAGTGAGTTGGGTGGTGTTGCCCACCATCTTGTAGTAACCGGCCTCTTGGTTCTTGTCCATGGTGAGTTGGCACCAGATGTGCATCCAGTCACCGTATTGCTTCTCAATGCGTTGACCACCCACTTCCACTTCCACGTTCTCAATGAGTTGGTGGCCCGGGAAATCTAACCAGCGAGCATAGTTAGCATTGTCAGTGGAGATTTCAGGAAGAGTTACTTGAAGGTACGTGCGGTAAGCAAGGTCACCATTGCGGGAGACCGTGCAGGTCACTCGGCGGCCGAAGTCGGCTTGGCCGTTGAAAGTTTGCTCAATAGATTCCATGGCGAAGTTCGTGTGGCGACGGTAAGTCACCTTCCAGAACGTAATTTGCGGGTTACCCGTAAGATATACATCTTGAGCACCGTAAGCGACGAGTTGCATTAGACCACCTCCCATTGTTTTTTTTTATACATTACTAAAAGAAAAAAAAATTTGAAATTCCTAAATTAATTTAAATTAAAATACTTTTGTATAAATTTCTCTAAATACTTTTCCTCGTATACTTGTTTTTCTTTACTTTTACGCTTTGTAAATATATACAACCCCTCCTTCTTTTTCACACACCAACCGTCATCAATTGCGTTTAAAACAAAAACCATCTTGCTCCATTCTTTAGGGGTGTATTTCTGTAAATCTACATTCATTATTAATATCTCATATTAAAAATATAAAAAACTGACATAAATTAAAATATATGCAACGAGAAAGACATACGGTGGATCAGTTATTTTCAAATAAAATGAATAAGTTCGCCCATAAAGAAATGGCGTTGATTGAAAAGTATCAGGCAAAGGTGGATGAATATCAAGAAAAGATGGAACAAACCCATGAAGAAGACAAACACGTCTCCTACATGGAAAAAATAAAAGGATACCAATCCAAAATCAAAAAGTTGGAAACTAAAATGAACGCCTATTTTCTAGAAAACTACAACGACTTGTTCCACTATTTTGAGATAAAAAAGGACATTGAAAGCAACAACAATCCAAAGACACTAATTCATCGTTTTTTTGATAAAAGCCGGAAAAATGAGCAGATTAATCACAGTGAATACAACCAATGCATTGAAACCTACATGAGAAAGAATAACTTTGACATTTACAGCAACGAGTATTGGTGCCCCGATGAAAATCACCACCTATGCACAAAATGCAACCAAGGGGAAATGATACAGTCCACCAGCGATGGTATATTGATATGTAACAAGTGTCATGTGTTTATGAAGTATTTGATTCACAATGATAAACCGACTTACAAAGAACCTCCTAAAGAGATATCCTTTTATGCGTATCGGCGCATTAACCATTTCAAGGAAATCTTGGCCCAGTTTCAAGCCAAAGAAACCACCGACATCCCGATAGTCATCATTGAAACCATTAAACAGCAAGTGAAAAAAGAGAGGATCGACATGTCTACATTAACCAACAAGAAAACCAAGGAAATCCTTAAAAAGCTGGGATACAACAAATACTACGAACACATTACATTCATTAAAGACAAATTGGGTATTAAGCCCCCTATTATGAACCCCCAATTAGAGGAAACATTGTGCAATTTGTTTATTGACATTCAAATACCATATGCGAAATTTTGCCCACAAGATCGCGTCAATTTCCTAAACTATTACTACACTTTGTATAAATTATGCGAGTTATTGAATGAAAAGAGTTATTTGCCTCATTTCCCCATGTTAAAGGAACAAAAGAAGATTGAACAAGATGAAATTTGGAAGAAAATATGCGAAGAGTTAGGATGGGAATATATACCGACATTATGAGGTTTTATTATAACACTTATGATTAGTGATAATGAACGTAAAGACACAAATGATCGCGATACCCTTCATTATGTGGTGTATTTTTACCATGTTATATATTGTATAGTGTTACTCTTGCGTAAATAAATATCACTTATCATGATATTTATTTATAAATAATTTATAGGATATGACTTACTTAAGGATTTAAAAGCCACCAGGGAATCGCACGAGGTTCGCACCGATACCGAAGCCCGCGCCCGTGCGCGCCGTTTCACCCATGGACGGTACGTAGGTGTCTAAGATAGAGAAGGTAGCCGCGGCCGTTAAAGCAATAAGACCGATTTCAAAAAAGTCTAAAGAGGCCTTGGGGATGGCGTAGCAAGCAATCGCAACCATAAAACCTTCTACTAAGTATTTGATAATGCGTTTTAACACTTCTTGAAAATTGACGTTCATTGTGGGGTTTTAAAATTATAATATATAACAAGAAAAAAAATATAAATAGTTTTGATTAAACCAATATATTAAAAATGTCAAAACTCGTAGACTTACTCGACGAAGATAAACCAATCGCTGAACAAAAATTCGCATGCCTCTCTTTCGTGTCTCCGGAAAAGGTGATTCAAGACAAGGAACGTTATATGTTCCAGCAATTTACCAAGCAATATCATTTCAATAAAATGGCAGAACTACTCACAAAGTATTCCAATTACTTGGCGTTTAAGTATTCCCTAAACAACGAAGAAGTCATGAACGAAATGAAAGAATTTGCGGAAGCCGAAAAGGAAACCATGCGCACAAGCGTAGAAGATGACTTTTCTCAATATATGGATACCCACGAACAAAAACTGGAAGAATCGTATGCGAGCGAGTACAAGTTTCAAACTTCCGTGCGGGGCCTTAAAGTTCGCGGGGTATTCCCTAGTCAACAAGAAGCCGAACTTCGTTGTAAGATGTTGCGCGAAGTGGATCCAAATCATGATGTATATGTGGGGCCAGTAGGTGTATGGGTTCCGTTCCATCCCGATGCGTATAAGACGGGGAAAGTGGAATATTTGGAAAAGGAGCTTAACGAGCTCATGCATGAGAAACACAAGAACGAAGAAAAGGCCAAAACCGCCTTTGACATGCGTGTGAAAGAAGCGAAGCTGAGTGCGATGGATGAAAACATGAAATCCGCGGAGGAACACGGAAACAAACTGACGCAAACGATCAATGAAAAGGGCGAGTTGGTGGGCATTGAAAACATGAATACGACGGAAAAGAATCTGGGTGTTAACGCATCCATGGAAGACATCCGCAAAGAGATGTTTGAAGGCGACAACATTGTGACGACGCAAACCGACCACGGACTCAGTCAAGTGGTCAATCCAACGAAAGTTGAGGAAGAAAAGAAAGAA